GTTCGGCGACCACCTCGCCAGGCTGCGGGTTGCTCCGGTACGCGCGCCTGATTGCAGTGGCGTGCAGCGCGAAGCAAATGTCGGAGTTGGTGGTGGTCGTGTCGGGCTTGCCGGAGCCCATGTTCTCGTAGTAGATGAGGGCACTCATGTTTAAGCGCCGCACCTTCACGCGAGCCTTGTATGAGTTGCGAATGAACGCGGCCAGCTCGGGACGAGTATTTGGACCACGACCAAAGATGTGGCGGCGCGTGCGCTCCAGCCAGCGCGGGTCCATCTGGCTGTCGAAGCGCTCGCCATCGTCCTCCATGACGTGGTTGAAGCGCGAGCAGGCGTTGTCGAAAGCCTCGCCGAGCGGGATGTCGAGGAGGTACCTCGGCATGCGCATGACGATGGAGCATTCCGGAAAGTCGATGACGACGCCGGCGGTGAGAGCCGCCTTGTGCGCGTGCGTCCACCTTCGGAGGTAGGGCCCGACGGATGCCTGGACGCGTGTGCCGGCATTGATAATGGACCTCGGCACGCTGTTCACGCCCTTCTCGCTCTTGACGAAGTGGTCCAGCGCGGCGAAGTCGTCAGCGCTCAGAGGGAACGCTCGCAGAGACTCACGAGCCTTCCAGAGATCGGCCTGGCGCGCTGGCGGGAAATGCGACACGCACGCCTCAAACTCCGGGTCCAGCACGTCGGACTCCATGTCGACGGTAACGCGCCTGTTGAACTCGCTGAACATGATGTCCAGTGTTTCGCAGACGGCATCGATGACGTGCTGTGGTTTGGTCGGAATGTTTGGGTACATGCGCGTGATGCTGGCACACTTGGTGGAGTTGCACGCCTGGCCATAATGCGTGACCGTATGAGTGCGGCTACAGATGCCGGCCGGGGAGTAAGCGACAGTCTTCTCGCACCTGCCATTGCACTGATTTTGATCGATCAGTGCTCTGGGGTATCGCGTGAACGACTCGAGCTCGCTGTTCTCCATGCGGTAGCAAATAGCGCCGCTGTACGGCACCGCGTCTGGCGAGGAAGCGCCGTCGGCGGAAAACCCGGCGACCAGCCTGCGGAGCTCTTTGGACATCTCGTACAGACGCGCGACGTATTTCTCGTCGTTGGCGTACGCCTGCGAGGCGTCTCGGTTGAAGAGCTCAACTGGGACTGGAAGGCCGAGTGGCACGCGGATCTCCTCATCGGTCATGCCGCGGAATGCATGGCGCAGAGCGGGCCACACTGCTATCTCCTCGTACGTGGCGTGGCCTTCCGAGTTGAAGCAGTACCCGTTGCGGCCGTTGTAGCACACGCGGAGATGGGAGCTGACCGTGTTGGCGATGGCAACCTGCGTCGGTATGACGCGTGGGCAGCCCAGCGTTGGCAAGTCGCCGGGCCACAGGAAAGCACGCTCGCGGAGCTCGCCTTCCACGTTGGTGGTGGGCGACCCCGGCTGGGCGTGACGGACTCTGACCGTTCGGAGAGTGCTCGTGGCGTCAACATCCAAAGGTTCCGTCTCCCACAGACCGTGGTCGTTGCGAAAAACGAGGCCGACGGGACCATGAGGCGAAATGGCGGTGTCGATGTCAAGTCGACGCAGCGTGAATGTTGGGTATCGAGCAGGGATGGGGAATAGTGTCCACGGTGTCTTAGTGCGCGACTCCGCGGCCATACGCCGTCCGGATGCGAACACGTAGTCACCAGGGCAATCCACATCACCGATGGTCGAGTAGTGTGCCGTCACCCCTTG